GGCGCTAAGTCTTACCGTTCGTCGTATTTTCCCTGTCCAAACGGGCTAACCGGGGAACTTGGCCATTCACATTATTTAGACGCGCGAAATGTCTACATGCTTTCGAACCAAAGCCTTTACGATCATGAAACCATCGAGCTCTTCTTGCGTCGTGATTATTCCACTTTCTTTGTTCTCCGGTGTTTCGGTCGGTGAATTATTTGAAGAATTTTCCTTTACAGGGACACCTCCTTGCTCTTCTGTCTTGAGCGCGGTTTTCAGTCGATTGGAAATGAGGTCGTTGAAATAGCTGCTGAAGGAGCGCTTTATAAGTTCAGTGAACTGCTCCTGTACCTTCGCGGTAATACTTCCATCATAGACTTGTTTCGTGAAGTATTTGACAAATTCGGGAGTAGGGTTGGCGAATTCGTTTGCAAAGAGCGCCTTAATTTCTCTGGAATATTTCAATTCATTCGCAGAACTCAGAATGCCATCGATATCGAAATAGGACTTATGGAACTTCTTCAGCTCTTCAATCTGATATTCCTTGATGTCTGTGATATCGAAATCAAAAAAGGGCTTATCGTCCATAATGTTCTGATTAATCAGGTCGGTATAGAACAAGTAATGAATACCGTTTGTAAGGACGCCGAACTTTGCCTTTGAAGCCACAAAATACTTCTTGAGCTGTGTGTCATGCAATGATAAATCCTGTTTCCAATGCTTGCATTCGATGAGCATAATAGGCTGTCCTTCTTTCATGATAGCATAGTCTATCTTTTCTCCTTTTTTCTTAACGAGGTCGCAGTCCATCTCGGGAACCACTTCAATGGGATTGAACACATCATACCCTAAGGCATTTATAAAAGGCATAATGAACGCATTCTTGGTAGCTTCTTCTGTCAGAATGCTATCTTTCTGCAGAGCGACTTTTTCGGAAAGTTGCTTGATAAGGTCTTTAAAATCCATAGTATATATTCTTAAATTAATGAATCACGAGGCAAAGATAGCAAAAAAAAGCATTTGTAAACCTTTAATACCCTTATAAATGAAATATATTATAAAGAAAAGCCATGAAAGTAATGAAAAACGTTTATGCAGTATTGGAGATACTGCATCTACTGATGACTGTATTGGAATATTTTCCCTCTTAACTGAACCTGTCCGCCATTGTCTTGGTGGACAGGATTTTTTATGTGAATGAGGTGGAAAGACGGAGATAGCAGTGAAAGGCAGGCGGGTGTCAAAGATACCGCCATATTAAATGATTTCTCTGAAACTCTTCCATTTCTGTGGAATATTCAACACGTATCCACTTGCGGAAAGAGTGACAGAATCGGGCAGCAAACATTGTTTAAACCGACTTTCATATCTTATAAGTTGAATAGATTTTCCACTACCCATTGAAGCAAGATTACTTGAATATTGATTTGGGGGGAAATAGATGAAGACCTTAGAATCTACTCCCTTTGCCAATTCGACAGCAGGAATCATATCGCTATCAGCTGAAACAACGATAGCAACTTCACAATTTTTTTCATAAGCATCAGCAACAATCTGGGTGGCTATTCTGACATCTGTTTCTTTTTCCTCATAAGTGTAAGTGGTGTGCCCGCAGCTATAACATGTATGAGGCTTTTTCAGAAAAGTGCCAAGGATCAACTGAAATTTCGGATTTTCCTTGTTGGCCTGAAAGAATGCCGACTGGTTTTGATGTTTTACCGGATTACTCTGCCGCGCTGAAAAATATTTGACCGCCAACAATTCTTGGTTAGGTTTCATACATCTCTCAAAGAAATTGACGATATCCAACCAATAATACTTTTTCCACTTTGGAGAATTTCTTAGACCATAGTAGAAATTAAAACCATCAACATATACTATTACTCTTTGTTTTTCCATATTAAAAAAAATAAGCCACCCTGTTGCCAGAGTGGCGGGCCTTAGTGTTTTTCAACTAAGGGGGATTGTCTGGTGCAAAGATAATAATATTATTCTTACGTTCCAAACAAAACGCAAAAAAAATAACGTGGCGCAAATATTTTTAACATTATGGGGGGATTTACGAAAATGGCATGGAAACGTGCAAAGAAATCATTTTGGGTAATAGCTTCCATCGGTTTATTTCTAACGATTTTTACGTTAATTGTAATACGCCGACCAATACAGGGGTATATAGGTCGAGGAAAAGAGAAGTGGACTGAAGGATGGCCGAGTGTTCGGCACCGGTGTCCCAGATGCCGTTGATGAGCACTTCGCGGTGGCTGACGGAATTGATAAGACGGACCGGCGTGACAATACGCTTGGGGGAGGCAATGAATGTGGTAAAGGTGTCTGACGGGGTCTGCATGATGAAACTTAAATCATGCGGCAAAGATAATGAAAAAAGGTATAAAAACAAAAACCCCATGGATTTATTTCCATGGGGATGCATCAGTCAGGCCCTGACGGCTGTTGTATTAATAAGGGCAATTAGCACCCTGCCTGTTTATAGGATATCAGCAGTGCGGCGTATGCGAGCAGAAAGATCTACAAGTGCGCCCTTAAGCTGCTGTTTTTCTTCTTCTGTGAAACCGCCCTCGCCACCGTTGCCATCAATACCGTCGAGTTTATGATAAAGCCATGACGGTGACTTGTCAAAATAGGTGCGTGCCAGTTCCCGGATTGATACAGCGAGGATGATGTCGCTCATCTTTCTTTTCACCTCTGTATCTACCATCTGTTTTGTCATCGTAGTTGTCATTGTCGTTTCCATTTTTTTTTATTTCTTTAGTTCCGCTTCTCAGAAGAGAGGTAGATGTTAATTGTCAGGGCATGTAGGTCATTTCGTCGAACAGTCTCTGTGCATAATAAAGGAGTTCAGGGTGACCGTTCGGATATGAGTTCCTGTAATTCCGAATCGCGTTTATAAGATCCGCCTCCCCTTGTGTTAAATTCATTTTTTCCATTTTGCTAATTGTTTTATTAATACAATGCAAAGATACTACAAATTATCGTAGTAATCAAATATTTACTACAATAATTTGTAGTACCTTGTAATATTTAACATTCCAATAAAAAATATGGCTGATGGGCATGGGGCTAATGATAGGTAGTAGCGGACGAAAAAAGGCCGCTGCCTCACGGCAACGACCTCCGAACATGATTCATTAAAGATGAAATCCTGAAAAACAATATTAACTCTTAAAAATAACTAATAACTGCCAAAGCTTAATCGACCTAAATAAAAAACGAATTCATATTAATAACTAATCATGAAAACTTTAAGTGAGAAAAAAAATTATCGAAGAATGCTGACCACACGCAATCCCATGACACGGGTGTGTGGATTGTGGGCCATCAGAATGTAAGTGTTGCGTGGATGCCATCGGATGAACAGAAAACGTCGGTATGAAGTGTAATTAACCAGCGTGAAGCTGTCGCGGATAGAATAACGTATATCTGATGTGAAATCACGACGGATGATGGCGGATATGGTGGCAAAGCTGTCACGGTAGACGGCATGCAGGCATTGCAACGTATCTATATAGGCAGGCACCCGGACGCTGTCGATGGTGGCGACAGAGAAGTCTGAAAATGACTGAGTATCGGCAAGCCTGACACCAAGACGGCGAAGTTGTTCTTCCTTACCAGCGAGCAGATGCCGGACATTGTCGCGCTCGAAGCACAGTGCATTGACACGGTCTGCCCAGACCATGCGTCCGTTCTGAAGTTCTACTTGATAAGCAGCAGCCGTGTCGCGTAGAGCACTGACGCTCTGGGAGAGCTGATGCACGCGGGCACGCTCTTGGCTTAGCTCGGACTGTCGCGTAACAGCGGAAAATATTCCTCCGCCGGCAAGCAGCAACACTACAAGCAGTAATAAGAGGACAGATTTTATATTTCGCATAGATTATGCAGACTTATATAATGCGGTAATAATAGAGACTATCTCGACGAGTGATAAATGCGAATCGTCCAGATCCTTAGTAAGCATGGCGGCGATCTGCGAAATCTTCACACTCTTGGCATCAATATCAAGCGATGAAATATAACGGCTTATGAGGAGAAGTTTCTGATTGACATCCTGTGTGCTGGCAGCCTGATTGGCGATTCCAATGCCAACAATTATTTTGTCAATATTGTCTTTAAGCCACAGATCGACAGACTGCGCGACAGGAAGCCCCCATTTTGCACCAACCATTTCGGCTATACGCCCCATGAGATTGGTAACTCCAGAGCTATTGGCCTCTTTTATCATGTTAAGTACAGTGATGGCAACCGGAGCAGCCACCTTGACAAGGCTGTCGTTACGAGACAACAGCACGGCAAACCAACTCACGACAGAATTGAAGATTGCCTTAATTTTAGAAAAGAAACTCATAATTTTAATATATAAATGTTATAGACAAATTTTCCGGACAGCATTGATAAGATAAAGAAGTTGTTGCTGATATATCGGAGATGTAGCATATTTGCAACCGACGTTGTTGCTTATCCGCTGAGCGAACTGCTCAGGATTATGACGGTATGGCCACGCATCGGAATACCCCGGTTTCTGAAGGAGACGAGAATGCTCGCGGAGGCAGTCCTGGAGCGAGTCGAAATCTTTGAAAAGGCGGAGGACGGTGTAATAATATCGCCCAGTCTTTGTCTTGCATACCGAGATGACCTTTTCCGGATCCGAGAAATGCACATCAGGGCTTGAAAAATATTCATGCGTTTTTACAAGTACAGTCTTTCCTGCCCAATCGGAACCGCGTGTAATTCCAAACAGATTGTAACGGCCGACACGCGAACGTCCCCAACCGGTTTCTAATATTGCTTGCGCGGTAACAAATACGGGGGAAATGTCTGTTGCCTGTTGAGCTGCTGCATATACTTTTTGCGCAAATTCGCGCTGTACTTCTGTCGCCATTATTTTATCTCCTTATTACTAATATATTCGCCATTATCGTTGAAGTCCTGAAGACGCTTCACAAACGATGTTGGAAAAATAGGAATGATAGCCTGAATGTTCTCTACACAAGAAAATGTCTCACGTACCAGCATCAAGACACACAGATATGTGCCCATCCACTGGGTGGTACCGACAAGGTGACCGGCAACGGTGCAGTTGCTCAGAACGTTGGAAAGGATGAGGAGAAGGATGTAAATAGCTATTTTCTTTCCGAACCTGGAAAAGAACGACTCACTCGATGCATCTTTATGGATGAGATGCTTCCAAACCCCCAGAACTGTGTCGACACCGACCGCTACGGCAATCCACTTTGCAAACTCCCAATCCTGGAACAAGTATTGAGAGCAATTAACCACAACGGACAGCGGAAGAGATGTAATTAATATCACTGGTAAACGTTTCATTTTCTTGCAAAGATAAATCAATGTATCTGTTTTACAAAGGACCGACATAAGTCATGTGTTCCGAGGCTATCAGGGGCAGATGCATTGAACATCAGCGTCCATCCGACGCTCGAAAGTTCGGAGGCTATGAATGGAATAATCTCAGCTTTATCAAGATTATCCCTTGTAAGCCAAGGGATGTCACCGGCTTCACTGTCTGCCATCATCCAAGCATGAATCCGTGTCAACATCTTCAGGGAACGGTCAGAGGCGATAACGTTTTCGAGGATATCGGAACGGTTGGTCATCTTAAAAGCGACGGTGACTGCCATGCGTTCAGTGCAGGAAAGCGATCTTCGGGAATCACCGAGAATATCAAATTCTCCATAATCGGCAAAAAGGAAGCTGCCTATCAACTTGTCGAGACGCAATTTAAGGTCGTCAAACGACTGTCCGTACACGTAATTATCGATTTCCGGAATACGCGACTGATCCGGAAGATCATCAAGAGACTTGAGTATCTTTGAATACTCGGGCATGCTGCTCTGTCCATTCGTTGCGATAGAATGGAGTCCTGCCTTGTTCGGAAACTTGGCAAAATAGAGAAATAGGTCAATAATCATAATATCTGTTCAATTGTGCTAATCGGCAATCCTATCTCGGAACTTATTTTAGCATAGTCCATGCCCATTCCATGCATATTTTTGACAGCATCTATGGTCTTTTTACGGATAATGCGAAGGTAGGTTATTACATTGATATGCTCGATGATTTCCGTATTTCCGAGACCGTCCTTGGAAAGGTCGTAAAGAGCGTCTGATGCATCGGTGGTGATTGGTCTGTCGGGTTGCGGACGAAACTGGGTTAGCAAAGAGAATGATGTTCTCGTAAACAAGAAGTTGTTGAATGCCTGGAAGTTAAGAGAAATTGCATGAAGCGTATCTTCTGGGAGCTTAGAAAAAACTTCTGCAAGTTTGTGGGCTCCTTCGGAATCATAGCTTCCAGGATAATAGAGTATAGCTGCCATTAGTGGTAATGAATCATCCTTCGCATAAACAAGATCACGTGCCTCGATATACTGAAGTGCCGAAAGCGAACACGTAAGCACGTGGTACCGGATGTCAATCCGATAGCCATTGTACTTACTGCCATCAATAACTAAACATGGCATAAGTTGAGCGCAAAAACACAGATTGAGTGTGTACTTGTAATCGAGCTTCTTCAATTCCTCTGCATGGGGAACTTGCAGATGGTAAGGATCGATTATTTTGCAAAGTTTACGTTCTTCGGGAGACAGCTTGTCGAGAATATCATTATCCGGATAAGATATTGTAAATAGGAACGTGAGCTGCTCACTGATGCATGCGATGTTGGCAACTGCTTCCTCGTCTCTGAACTTGTGAATATCCCAATCCATCAAATCGCAAAGATAACGAATGCGAAGTTCGCCCGGTGACAGTTCTCCTTTACTCATCAATATAATATTATGTACGAGCCGAAGATATACATCTGACTTCATGGATTCCCAGTTGTTTCGGATGCTGTAAATTTGCCCCTTGTAAACCAATTCTATATTCTTCATGGAAACATTATTATTTTATCGTCAGGTTCGTTAAGAGCAGAATAAGAACTATCATCAGAAGCCGATTCTGTATTCATTAAAGAATCGACGTTTGTTATAAGATTGTCAGCTTCAGTATCAAGTTGATCAGCGAGAGTACATGCACGGTCGGACTCGTCCTTTTCGGAACGAGTAGACGTATTATCTTCAAAAAGATTCGTTATCGTAGGTGGAAATTCAAGAATATCGAATCTTCGAAGAGCCTTTGCTACTGTTTTTTTTGCTAAGGCTAGCTTAATCATTGAGACAATACGTGTATCAGTCGTCTTGTCGAAATACGTTGAAATCCCCTCATCCAAGCATTCCTTCTGTAGCGGTACTATCCTAAAGAAGAATAAATAAGACAAGTCAATTGGGAATATAGAATCAAAATCCTCTGCTGAAGTTATTTTGCAACTGTTTATAAGGATATAATATCTAGTCTTTTCCCAAATAGGTTTTAATTGTTTATTTAAGGATATCTCATAGATTAGCGAGTCCATCGAGTTGAAGTAATTCTCCATGTAGCTTCGTTGCATGGCTTCCAACTCGTATTTGTATACATCTACGTTATTTTTACGTCTGTTAATAGCATCGAAAACAATCTGTTTTGATAATGTAAGATTCGCAATTGCAGAGCGTAGAGATTCGAATGCGTCCATGTCCGGAGTAATTGAATTAAAAATCTCGGAAGAAATGATCGCTTCTATCCTTCGTTTTGCGATCAATCCGGATGGCTGCAAATCATCGAGACTCATATTAGTCTCTATGCCAGGAGCATAATTGCTGAAGGTGGAAAGATCACCGAATATTGTAATAAGTATGTTTGTCATGACTGCTGCTGATTTAATCTATTATTAGGTGACACATCTTCCTGTTTAGCAGGAACTTCGCGGTAGAATCCTATCCGATATCCCTGTTTGTAATAGTCAGGGAAATTAACACGTAAAGCAAGATTCAATGGCTCGGCACAAATTTCATCTTCTGAAGTTAAAGACATTATATATATAAGGTAATTGTAGTAAGAATCGCTACCAGATTTGCTTATAATCCCGTCTTTATCGACAGCAGAAATTGCCGAATCAAGTCCAACAGAGGAGAGAAGGGCCTGCTCTGTACGTTTGTCATACGCAATTAGGGCTTCAATATACTCTTTATATTTTAAATCGACAGTTTCGATTTTCCATTCCTGCTCATGTCCACTGCCGTCTACGAAAGAAATTGTAGAGAATGCCTTTCCCTGATTATCCTCCCCTGATAGATAATCGCTTATCTTACGAAGTTCAAGTCGCATATATTTTATCAGTGTAGATTCTTTGAACTCCGTACCTATCTCGATGCCGTTATAGACAACGATTTTTTCTTTTTTCGATTGGTGTATTTTGTTTTCTTCGCACAAGGATATGATCTGACTTCTTTTGGCTGCTACCCACGCGTTCGGAATGATTACGTGTATTTTAGCAGCCAGTGAATTCTTCAGAAAAGAGTTGATATATATCGCCGTTTTATTACTTCCTTGAATATAAGGTCTTGCCCCCTGGTGCGTTTCATTGACACCGTAGAACTCATCTACAGATTTCTCGCGATGATGGGATATCGCCACATAATTATATTGATCAACTTCTGACAAATTAAACTTCGGGTATATGCTGTATGATGAAGTTCCGAACATCCATTTGCCAACAACAATTTGATGGAAGTCATTGTAATTAATCAACTGACTTGCAACATCCTGACGAGTAGTGGCTAGAAGGCAATACTTATTATCGATTGATTCTAGTCCAGATACGGGGAGAAAACCCATTCCTTTGCCACGTGAGAACCGCCATTTTGCAAAGAAGTCTCCGAAATAATAATAGTTTTTGATACACGTCTTGGCGAAATCCTGAATGGGTAGCATACCACGTTCATCCCATGTGTTCATCCAGTCAGCAACATCTGGCAGTGTGGTATATTCACGTTTAAGTTTACCACCCGATATCGCCTGTGTGTATATAACAGGGCCATGGCCATACAGCATCTTTATCTCCTTGCTGTATAAACGAGGTAATAATCTATTCTGCTTAATTTCAAGAGTTATCTCATCGCACAATCTATTATTCCATCCACGCATGCACACCTGATATCCATTAACACCAAGCCAATGATGTTCATTGACGGGAAGCAGTGCACCTCGCGGAACAGACAATGTTGGGGCTTCAAACAACTGCTTTCCTTCACCTATCTGGAAAGAAAGAACGTTACCATCGTTAACGTAATAACCGGCATTGCCATTTAACTTTATCTCATCATTCATAACCAATTAATCTTATGAAGTTTATATCCATCTTGAGGAAATCCCATGTATCTTATTAATATACGATAGCACATTTTCGGATTACCCTTCTCGTCATTGAATAGAAAGTAATTTTCTGAATCGACAGAATATCTTTCTTGTGGGAGTTGTGTTCTGTAGATACAGCGTTCTTTGACTTCCATGCCAGCACTGGCCACTCCTTTTGCCCTGGAATATGGAAAGAAACAAATGGTGAAGTTTCCATTAGGCAGTTTGCTGATCTCACGTGCCCATTGCAGTGCAACTATGCCACTCATCTCAAACGGTTTATCCATAATGCGAAATTACTGAAATTTCACTGCAGGGCAAAGGACTACGAGGGTGCCTTCCATCATATTTCCCATGAATATTTCCACCGCACCTCATATCCGTTTTTCAGCGGTGCTTGCTGGATATCGTGATTTGAACATTTTTACTTTGATGCCGGTGACAATCAAAGTGCTGATAATCAAATATTTGACAAAATCAACTCTGTAAAAGGTGCCGATTATTCATGTAATTTTCGATATTATTGGACGTTTTTTGGACATTATTACACGATATACGAGCGTTATTCTAACGTTTATTGAACGTTTTCTGAACTTTATATGGTCAAATTGTCTGGTAAATCAGTGGGGAATGTACTCAATTCCCCCTTAACGATATCGTTGTATAGTCCATAGAGGAGATATATCATTGCACTCGGCAACTGGGTGGTGAGTCCGGCCTGATTTTTGAGCGGTTCCTTTTTCTCGCTGCTCTTGTCGAGCTCGATGGAGCCGAGCGTTTTTTTGAGCGGACTGATAAGGATTGCACTGCACAGATTTTTACACTCGTTCTCGTCAATGCGGATTTTTGGGAGCATCGGCGTGCGCTCGGTGAAAAGCATCTGGCATAATTTGAACTGCTGCCAGTGATAGATGGTTGGGGCACCCTCGTTGAATAGCATAACATTAAATCCGTATGATTCCAATGCCGACTTCAGAGATCTGGAGTCAGTGGTAATCTGTTCCAGTTCCTCCTTACGCTTGTTGCCGGCACGGTCAGGGTACAGATATATCATTTTATTGACCGCGTCGTTGCCAAAAAATTGATAAATCTGTGTCGCTATGTTCTGTTGATCATCGGGGACGATTGCCCAAAATTCCTTGATGATGTCGAGCTGGCGGCCATAGTTTTTCTTCTGTGCGACAATGACGGACTGAAAATTGCCGGGGTCATAACCAAAATACAAAGGCTCGTTGCGGTCATAATGTTTCAAATAGCGCGCTGTGAGAATAAACTTATCTCTGAGGTTGAATTTCAATATGGATTCATATTCGTACGAGTCCTTGAACTGATGTAGTTCACGGTCATAAGAGACAAAGAACTTGTTGGCAACCTCCTTGTGACGTATTGCGCAGATGGCGGTGAGAAATTCGTCGATGTCGAGCGTGTCGAGTTGTGTTTTGAAAAATTTAGGGCCTAAAACATCCTTATTACAGAAGCTGGAAGCATGTATGTAATATATTGCATTGCGTCTCATATCGGCAAGACGAGGCTTCCACCTCGTAACGAAAGCATTAAGGCGTTGCGTCTCCAGACGAATCTTTTCTAGAGTAACAGGATTCGTGTTCTTTTTCAGTTCCATCTGAAGAACATATTGTCTGTATAGTGATCTGTTTATCTCAAGAGATACGGTAGCAATTTCATCGATAAGATTTTTATCGGATTTATTTTCATATTCTTCAAACCAATCATCCTCTCCAAGGTCGACGCGTGCAGTATCACTCACGCCGGTAACACCTTCATAATATGCAGAACGTCTAATATCTGCAGGGCCACCACGCAAAGACGGAAACAGACGCGTTTTAAGCTTTTCTCCGGAATTATGTTTCATCTCTTCGATAAAGGCATGCACACCATTACGGCCTGCGACAGATTCCGGCTGATCAGAAGCGACAAGTTGTATATGAAATCCGTTTCGGAATATAATTGAATGCTTCGCGTAAGAGATGGGATAGCGAGGCATACGAAAATGTGAAGGTAACTTGGATTCTCCGACCACATAATCAATTCCATACTCAAGCATCGCCCTCTGATTACCATTTACGATGACAGGGCGAGAAAAATATGCCTGAATATTCGGCCATACGTTCGTCATCAGCGCGACGTAGGTCTTATGAACAAGGAAAGATAGTTCTCCTGGCATATCATTTGCGACACGTATGATGCGCGGCCCCATCACACCTTCAGTCTTACCGCCAGCACGTGCCACTTCCGCAAAGAGCATGTTCGGATCAATTATATTCGCAAGGAGCTGCATGGAATTCATGTAATAGTGCTCCATTCCTTCTTGTGTGAAATTAGACATTACTAACCTCCTCTATTATTTCTGCATCCTGGATATCAGCATCGCGAAGCAAACGCTTCTTCTCTGTTTTTTCGATAGGAAGGTTGTTGATAAGTGTGACATAGAAGCCCTCGTTATGCTTCGCTGCTATTTCCTTGAGCGACTTCTTCTGAAATCCCATCTCGTCTGCGGTCAATTCAGGACTGATAATAAACACAACACCGAGGTCGCGGTCTGCTTCAGCAATCTCGGAAGCGCGACGGCGACACTCCAGTGCAGCATCATAACATGATTTTTGACCTTTGTAATCCCTGCGCTGGCTGCACAGTTTTGCTAGGTCTTCGTATTTGTTTGCAAAATTGCTTTCCCATATTTTTATGGGAACATTACAGTCGACGTTGAAGTAGTTGATTGCCTGATATATCCGGGACATACAAGTCCTGACTTCTGTTTTTATTCCCTGCTCCGCATTAATTCTAACACGCAGTTTATGGGCTGCACGAGTAATATTACGCTCATATTCGTATATTTCGGCAGCCCATTGCAATTGATGCAAAAACAATTTAACATCGTCAGGAATACCCTTGCATTCTCCAGTAGTAAGGAATGTAGATATTAAATCAGGGTGTATTTCATCCAGCTTTTCAATCGCCGATTTTGTCATATTCCAAAAAGTTTATAGCGAAGGTCTTTTTCTGACCTTTCATTTTTGCGTTCTTCCAAAATTGTTATTGCGTCAACATCACCAGATTCCGCTTTTTTAGCAAGTTCCGCATCTATATTATATTCACCGAGAGCTTTCCCCTGATGATAAGCATTATAATATACATCTTCCGGTATTTCGATTCTCAGCTTCAAAACAATGCTTTTGGCCCGTGACAGGTTAAGAAGTTTGCAAATACGCTCCGGCGTATAGTCAAGAGCACCGAAAGTTCGCACTTGCGATACATATTCGTCAGATAATGTTTTTGTTTGAAATTCATTGTCCATATATTATTTTTTTAGTTTCAGAAGAATCGAACTGTCGACCGTCTCGTACCATGGAGACAGTGACTTCCGGAAACATCGCAATAAACCTTTGCACAGAAGCGGCGACATACTTGGGATCAATCTCCATTCCATAACCGACACGATCAATCTGCTGGCAGGCCATGATGGTGGAACCTGAACCGGAAAAGAAATCGGCGACTATTTCGCCATGGCGTGTCGAATTACATATAGGATAAGCCATGAGCGCAACAGGTTTCATTGTAGGATGGAGTCTGCTCGCACGCGGTTTATCAAACTTCCATATAGTTGTCTGCTTACGGTCTGAATTCCAGAAATGAGCAGCTCCCGGTTTCCAACCGTACAGACAAGGTTCGTGCTGCCATTGATAATCCTGTCTACCCAAGACAAGGGACTCTTTAACCCATATGCAACACTGGGCAATTTTAAAACCGGACTCGCGTATGGCGTGGCGAAAATTTTCGCCTTCAGAATCTGCATGAAAGACATAGAAAGATCCACCTGTCTTGAGTATCGAATACTGAAGTTCAAAAACCTGAAGGAGAAATCGAGAGAACATATCGTTTCCCATTGAATCGTTTTCTATTTTCAGTTTATCATCAGTATTACCCTCGTAATTGACATTATATGGAGGGTCTGTGAGAATCATGTCCGCATGTCTTCCGTCCATCAGCGTTGTTATGTCTTGTTTCGATCGGCAATCACCACACATGAGACGGTTATTTCCAAGTAAAAAAATATCACCAGGCTTGACGAAAACAGTACATTCTTCTGGAATATCTAAATCATTAACATCCTCTTGTACTTCAGAACTGTCATTTCCTGTAGAAAACAGTGGCTCGCTTCCAATCGAAAAATCGTGAGGCTGAACTGTATATCCAAGATTGAATCTATCAAGAGAATCAGTATCGATATCATATTTTTTAAACAAAATAGTATCAGGATTTTTCTGTGCAAATTCCGAGTTATACGCTGCTATTTCTTCCACAGCCTCCTTCTTGTCAGCAGCCTGAATCGGTTCGTATGGTATTTCAGGTATTGTAAAACCTGCCTTTCGAAGAGCAATCAGAGCCTTCCTGCGTTGATGTGCATCGATAATCCACAACTTACCGTTCTGATCACGCCAGGCTTTGAATGAATACTTGAAACCGCGTGTCAAAATCAACATCTGAAGTTTCGATAGCTTGTCAGAATCGGATTTTTTAAAATCTTCCTGAAGCTCTAAGAACGAATCCAGCGGGGCAGTTGGTAAATTGCCCAAATTAAATACTTCTATTAGCTTTTCCATTTTATTTATTATTTTTTTTGTTCTAACACCATCTTAAATAATCTTTCTCGGTTTTGGTGTCTGCGAAGATTTTTCCGATCGCTTTCACGACGGTCTTTTCTATTTTCGCGTTTAAGATAGCATCTATATCTTTTAATATTATCGAGGACATTTTTATGCTGTCGAAGAAACTCAGCAGGATCCTGCTGAAGGAGATGCAAAATCTCTGAAAATTCAGAGCGTCCTTCAAGCAGAGGATGTTTATTTTGAAAATGCCCGGTGTCATTAAATGACTTCAGCTCGCTGAACGCTTGTAGATTCCTTATTCGTAGTTCAGCCATCTGAGCGACCGCATGAGCTGTAGGTTTCTTTTCAAGCTGTTCATCGAGCTGCTTCATCTGTCGCCACGTATTAATACGGTCGTTATAGATAATTATAGCCGTCTGGACATCGGGGTCGGCAAGATTGTCCCATTCGATACGCGGATATTCCTCTTCTTTGTGTACTATTTTTTTTTAGAAGGGTCATCCGGGTCTGATATTTTTGAATCATTCGGATCCGGAGCAGATTCAACCTTCTCTGTTTCTGACGGTTCTTTAATGGGGACATCCTGAACAATTTCGTCAGGATTGATGATAGTTGTTTCTGTTGTTTCTGGGGTAGGGACATCTCCACCTGGCTGCGCTGTAATTGTAGGATCTGATAGATCTGTTTTGGTGTCGTCAATAATAATATCAGATCCGTCGTGAATTGTTTCATCATTTTCTGTATTATATTCACGATTAGAAACTATGTCGTCAACGTCACATTCATTAAGTAAAGCCCACAAAATTTCGTCAGAATATCTTTCAGGATTGCGTAGATAGCGTGGTAAATCAGGATGACGTGGATTGCATTCTTGCAACAAGGAAACGTCTTTATGAGCCGATTCCTTCGACCTTAGTTCGTTGAAATAATTAATTTTTAGTTTACTTTCCATAATCATTAAATTATGAGGGATAACCTTCGTTATCCCTCGATTAAACTATGCTGATGGTGTTGTTGCAGCTGTCGCCGTTCCAGACGGGTCAACTTTATACTTCAAAGGAAGGTCGACAGAAGAACGTTTAAAAGTGAATGTTGTATAACGTCCATCCTTGTCATCCTTAGTTTCCGTATTATTGAGAATCATCGGACGTTCAAGTTCGCCTAATATATACCACTGTGTGTCCTTAACGTGCTTATAAATAATCACGAACTTACCACCTCCATACTCTTCGATAAAATTATCAATTACATCACGATTTCCACCCATAATGATCACGAATGTATTAGATCCTGTTGTGGTGATATCACCTTTTTCGGATGAAGAAGTAAGCGTAGGTATATCGTGCGCCTCGAAATAATGAGGTACGTCTGTACTCTTCAGAGGAACCTGTGCGACGATACGATCCTTATCCGGCTGCGGGAAAGGCTTTGTTTTGTCAATCTGGTCGATAGCAATAAGATATACTATATACGAAATTGCGGATCCGTGAGTATCGCGGTCTGAAACATCATCAATACTGCCAATTGTAAGCATAGAAGCCATGGATATACCGGTTCCACCTAGGCCCCAAGCCGAAGACGGGTCACAGACGAGCTGGAGAATAAAAACTAAAGCCACAAGAGCCAATACGGTAAACAACATGTTACGTCCTTGGCGGTTGGCATAACGTATGCCCTTGGAAGGGTCATATTGACGGTAATGCGTAGGAATTTTATGTTTAATCATAATTCTAAGAATTAAAGGCAGCCGGTATTGCCCGACTGCCAAAGTTTATATATTGTTTAATTAAAGATTAACGTCCGCCGGGCACATTTGGTTGTAGCTCGACATTGATGGTACGCTTACCTTCTTCACGACGTTCAAGTTCACGGAATGATCCGGCAGAATCAAGAACAACAAGAATATAATCACCGACATTCTTTGGCGCGAACGCCTTAGTAATATTGGCGAATTTTCCAGCATTGGCAATGGTAACAAGTTTTTCACTGTCACCTATTTCGATACAATATGCCACGCCCAACTTGGCGTTGGTGATATCGGTGATGGCGGTAGCAGTTGTTGTAGCTCCGGTAATTTGCCAAAAGCCGTTTGTGGCATTGACCGAATCCTTAATTGTAAATGCAGGGAGGTTCATGAAGATCTGTTGCCACTCGAAACTGTTAGCATCCAAGGCCTCCTTGGTGGAGAACTTACGGCCGGTGAAAGCTGCGCCGCATCCCTCTTTCCACGTTGACCACGCACGGACCATCTCCATGGATTCTTCCATCTTGATTCCCAACATCTCACCAGCGATGTACTCAATAAACTGAATATTACCAGGTACATCCATGAACATCAGAGTGGACTGGCCTTCATACGGAAGCCACACAATGCGTGTGCTCGTATCAGGTACTACATTCAAATAACCGGTAGGACCGTTGAAATCTGTATCGAGATGATATTTGGCACGTACATTCTGAATCCACCAAGATTGGTGATTTTTATTCAGATAGAGAACATGGTTGTCGATATCCATGTCTTCAGTGATGCTTGAACGGATATCAGAAACGAACTGCTGAACGGCCTCCAGAAAAGTAGCAGACGTATAAGTACGATAAGCATCATCATCATGAGGTTTTATACTGAAGTCATGTACATAACGCAGTAAGGTGTACCAGATGCCGGTGCCAGAATTAAGGTAAGATCCAGCAATACCCTTTTCTGGTTTGACATAGATGCCCCGCATACGACGTTTGTTCTGTTCTACCTGAGCCTGCTGAAGGGAATTGAGAATACAATACTCAATCATCGTCCATTTAATAGGGTCACTACCTTCCTTGTTGAGATAAGCGATATACATGCGCTCGAGTTCCTTCATCGGCCCGAACTTCATCTTTATCATCGCATCGTCAACATAACCCATCTCGTTTTCGATCTTCATACCGCCTTTATATACTTCGCCTTCCTGGTAAGCCTGAGACAGTTCGTCGAAGTAAGCGTTAAAGAGAAGGTCACGGTCCTGTATTCCATAACGAACCGGAAAATACAGTGTGAGGTCACGTTTCTGTAGCACGTGTGCAATTAATGCGTCCTGCCGAAGTACGACGAACTGATTGCCAATACCAGCAGTGTTGACACCGTCAAAATTATTGGAAAACTTACCTTCAGAGAGGGCTTTGGTATTCAACATTTTGTTTTGCTGAAGATACTGAAAACGTGCCTTCAGTGATTTACAATAAGCAGCCGACTCAACACGGAAAGCGTGACCGTCCGTTTGCTCGTCGGGATCTTCCATACTGTTGCTAGCACGGGGATTTACAGATATTCTATTCCAGCGCTTTTTCATGTCAAACATCGGATGTTCAACCCCAAATAGATATTCTGCAGTATTTCTTAAGCCGTTGACAGACATAGGAGCGATGTTGACAACTTGTGTAGGGATATCATCAGTCGGTTTCTTCGCAATAGTCTGGAAGACAGTTCCCAGATTATTGATTGCGTTAACCACATCAGCTGCGGTCGCATTGACTGGCAGTTTTTCTTCTGTTCCTTCATTTACCGGTTTGGCAATATGATTCACCGCACCGTAAATACTGTTGAGCTGTTTCTGAAATTGTTCAGCCTGCTCATGTTGTTGTTGAGCCGATGCCTCGGCAGCAAGGTCGTCCTGTAGCGTTGTCTGATACCTTTTTTGGTATTCGGCTACGACAGAACAGAACTCCTCCTGTGTGAGACTTTTGTCGGCAAACTTCTGTTTGAATCCAAGAAATTCAAGAACAGATTCGATTTTTTGTTTGAAATTCATACTAAAATTATTAATTAGACAAAATTGTAAGTAATATTTTTAAGTTTGAGTGCATCAGCGTATTCCTTACCAAGTGCTGCTGATTCAGCAACTGCTTCTATAAACGATTTTTTCCCGTCTGCAAGTCCGATGTCGATGGCATCATCTGTGTAGTAGGTTTCCCCCTGAAGAACCGGAGCCGAATTGTCAAGATTACTAATTTTATTCCGTTGTGATTTTACTTCAGAAAGAAACTGATTGTTTAGAGGGTCGAGAATATTCTTAATAAAGTTTTCTGGTTTTCCGTCAATCAGATCATCGCTCACCTTGTTTTTTAATTGAGAGTTCGTAGCTTTTGCTTCGACCTTTTTGATACCAAGCTTTTTGAAGTATGGTTGAAAATCATAGAAACTACACATTGTTCCTATACAACCAATAAAGTCATTATTAGTCATGGCATAAATGTTTTTACCATGACAAGCAATATAATATGCAGCAGAACAACAAGAGTTTTCGTAGATAACCGTGATTGGTTTTTGTGCGGCTCTCATTGTTTCACTGAGGCGGTCCAGATACCATGCTTCTCCACCCGGTGAATTTACATGAATAAGATGCGACGTTATCGACGGATTGGCCTCCGCTGCAATTATATCCTTCTCCAATTGTTTACTTGAAAAAGACCAATAACTGTCTGCCATTACCGTACCCCATACGCGGTGATACGCAATAGTATTGTCCTGAAGTTCTTCTGATGAATATTCGTCCGTGATAGATATATCATCAACAGACATAATCAATTTGCTTAATGCACTATGCGTCTGCCACTGATATAATGTGTGATTTTTTAGATATTCTAAAATATCATTATTGGCAATATCTATATTTTCATTCTTCTTTTGTGCGGACAAAGGGAAAGCCGTCAACATGAGTTTACGATATCCATCGACCGTAATCCACAAAGGCATACTAGATAATAGAAGCTGCTGTAATTCGTTCATATAATAATTTTCTTCAAAATTATATATATAATAAGAGGATGCAAAAGACTTTAAAATAAAGGATTATGCAACATTTTACAGGCAATGACAAGCGAAGCCTTGTTTAAATGAATACTAATGCAAACCTTGGCAGGTATATCTTCAGTACCAATCGGAAACATTACCTGATCTGAAGATTTGATTTTTACGATACATGATCTAGGTATCGTGAAATACTTGACAGTGTCATGGTCAGGCATATCAATGACAAAGGTCTTGTCACAATTATAATACATGCCAGCGTTATCGTCTGATGGTGATGGCGTAAAAGTGAAATAATCAGCCATAAAATTGTAGGTTGTGCCTGATAAATTAATTGGGATTACACTGATGAGACTTGTGAATTCTTTCATAACGAACAATATTAGTGTGTGTGATAAAATATTTGAGTGACGAAAACGCTCATTCTGTATGTATTAAAAAAAACAAAATCAATTATTTTTTATACTTTCTCGTCCTTTTCGGTCTTATTCTATTTCTATATCGATAATAATTCTTCAATAGTGCATCAGGCGTGATTGACCGAAGATGATACTCATGGATAAAATCATAAATTACATCCTGGTTGCGACGTTCATGGCCAAACTCCTCATTTTCGAGGAGTATTCTGTGAAGTTCGAAATTAAACATCATGCGAATGACGTTTTCGATGGATTTAGCGGCAGAACGACTCAGATGGTTGTAATATGCAGGATCCTTCCATACTATATTGTCAGAGCCACGTCGACATGGGAGTGATATCATTAAATTACCCTCGACCTCATTTTGGTCATGTCGAGGTTTAGCCATAAGTTCCCAAATCGCAAAATATAAATTTGAGCATGATGGTATATTAACCCCACCTGTATTGCTGTCTATGGGAAATTTTGTCAACACGTACTCTGCTAGGTATGGCTCGATTTTGATAGATGTAACTTTCTTTAGATACCGTTTTTTTTTCTCCATATTGTTTTTTATGTTTTTTATGTTCCTACGTTCCTACAATCCTACAAAATAGGTTAGTATAAATGCAAAGGTACTAATAATCAAATAATTAATTGATTATATAACTCAAATATTTCATTATTATTCTTGATTTTTTCGTCCTACAAACCTACAAAATCAAAATTTTGTAGGAACAGATTTGAAATTTGCCAAAAAATGGCAAAAATCCTATTTCCTACAAAAGCCTACAAACCTACAAATCTCCTACAAAAAATAAAATCAAAAAAAATAATATAAATAATTGATAATCAAATAAATAATAATAATAAGTTTTGAAAATAATAATAATTTGTAGGATTGTAGGATTGTAGGAAGATGTTTTTCTGAAAAATATTTTCAAAAGTACTGTTTTCCTTGCTTTTTTGTAAAATTAAGGGGTTCGGGGAATTTTGCCATCTTTTCATGATTTTGAAATGAATAAAAAACCGTGTCTATCCTCACGGACCGGCACGGTAAAATCATAATATGTTTAACTAAATTTTATCGGCATTTTTTCTTATTTGTCAATATCCAACTTAACTATCTTTGTATAGTTAAATTGGACATTGTATCCTAATAAATAGGGTGTAAAATATATACGTCAGAATGGAAGATCAGACTCTTTTTTGTAAGTTTCATCTAAAACATTACCATCGGCTGCTTGTTCTTTGTCTGACAGCCAAGCTGATGTGCGACAGAAATCCATGTTGTATGATTCTTTAAATATGTCGTAGTTGACAATTACCGCACTGGTTGATGTGCTTCTCGTCTTGCGAACACGAACCATCGTTTCCTGATCGTCGTTGCGTGGCACTTCGACAGTTTCTTCCCATTCGAATCTACGGGACGGTACTGTTCCAATATACGATGGATGGCTGCGTAGATTCTGATCGATAGTTGACAGTGTGGTGTTCTCGGAATTATATCCACTACGGTCATATATTGAGAAAATAGCGCTGAGACGTATGAACAGAACCTTTGTTCCTGGTTCAAATGTAAATGTCTTCTTATCTCCATGAGTGTCATTTCCTGTTACTTTCTTTGGCTCGTCAACGATGAACTCGCGGCCTTCCATTACTTGTTTGGTGTCTATCATATTATTGATTGCATTGAAGAACATGGCCAATTTATCAGTACTCCGAATAAGAGATAGTTGAAGCTTAATTTTTGCCTGGACAATGCGGAAAAACTCCTCATAAGAAAATGGGAGTTTTAAATTGGAATATTGCTCAATCAGTTTGACGGTGCCAAGAAAGAGGGAGGCCGTCTTCATCAATCGATCCATTTCGCCGGAGTTTATCACGTCGTGCTTTAGCTCGTCATAGGCTTCGAGTTTAAGTTGTCGAAAATGGTCCATGATAAGAGGCCTCAGTTCCAATATCTGAAGCAATACATTCGACAGACCTATTTTATTTGGATCTTCAATTTCCTTCAGCTGCTCAAATATCTTTACCTCTTCCTGTGTTCTGTTCTTCGGTTTAGGAACTTCGCAGATAATGACACGGCTCATGAGCGCGTTGTCGTCGCGTTGCGGCGTTTCCTGGCCACATATAATGACAGGAGCGAACACTTTATCATTTTCTATTTCACGGCCCGTTGTTCCGCGTCTTTTTTGCTTGCCATCTCCATCATAGACAATGCCCTTGAGAGCTTGGAACTTTGTGTCCGAAATATCCTTATTGTTATATTCGTCGAGAACAACGGGGACATCTTTAAAAGTACCCATTATTGTTGACATGGCAGCGTCTGTTCCAGTGTTCAAATTGAATATTGGTATTTGTGGAGAAATAAACAGTGAACGAATAGATATTGCTATCTGTGTTTTTCCGGAAGACATAGGACCCATAAAAAACGGTGCTGTAAACAATCTATCTATGCAGTGAATATTGCTTCTGAATGCGCACATGATAGAGAAAACAATTGCCCATTTCCCGTTGTCATTTATCTTGTATACCCGATTCATCAGGTCTGCCCACTTCTCGAAAGTAACATGTTTCGACACGGGCACATCCTTATATGCAAGCTGCGATATGAGTTCATATTTATCCGATTGCCTGCCGCTCCCTGCATATATTGTCGAGAATGCTGGAAGATAATAATTTTTTTTATTGTGAGTAACAACTCCTAACTCATTTACGGGTTCGAATTTATACGCGTTATCTACTTTATGGAATATTCCGTTCGAAAAAGCAAAAAACTGCTCATCGGTCTTTCTACTGGTTCCTTCGCTTTGTTGATTTCCATATACTTTGATTTCTGAGCACATTACAAAATGCCGGCTCATGTATTCTTTTATCTTTTTCCACTGCCATTCTTCACAATTGGTAAGATTAACAGCTTCATAGTTAATTAATACCTCTTCAATGTTCGCCATCTTAAGTAATGATTTAGAGGTCACCTCTATATATATCGGTGTTTCAAAATATCTTCGATTGATTTTCAGTACTCGTTTGTTCTGTTCAAAATCATCATTAAAGATATGCAGCAAAGGTGTCATATAGAAATCTCCGACTTGTGTGAATCCATTTCCATTTTTATTTCGGAACATGTAACAAATTGGCTCCCCATTCTTGTTAAGCCGAGGATAATATCCGCATTCACGCCACATCCTGTTATAGTCTTCATTATCTGTTATGTAGGAAGGAAGCTCATCGGGATCGAAGTCTTCATCGTCGATATTGTCATTCTGAGAATTTAATTTTAGAGCAGATTTACGCTTTGCAACAAACGGTTTCCGGATATCATCGAATTGTCCCTTGGTCAGATGAAGCTGGTTGCAATAATGGTTGCGATTGACAGTGACAATTGTCTCTTCTGTATAACTTGTAAGTTCTACGCATCGGCTTATTAGCGGAACCTTGTCTCCAAGAAAACCATTAAGGAACTCCCCATGTAAACGTATATAGAAATCTACATAAGATTCAGTGTGTTCTCCTGATATGATTGAAAGTTGCGATATGCCAGCTCTGAACATATCTGATAGCGCCTTTAAATAATCGCTTTCAATGCCATCAGAGTTTATGCTGCACCCAGCATCTGAAGAAATAAAGTAGCTGTAAATCCGGCGTAAATTCTGTATGTCCGTTGCAGATTGAATGCCAGCCACATATATAATTGGAATCTCTCCGTAACCGTCCAGAAATTCTTGTAGAACAGAAGTGAGGATTCCTGGTTGATCAGCGACAAGGTTCTCTTTAAATACATCGAGGCCGTACAGTCCAGTCTGCATCTCCGCTTTATCCACACCAGCTACGTTTCGCCGTATATCTCGAATCTTTTTATCCAAGACATCCATCTTAGTTTCAAAGTCTCTGGCCATGGCCTTCATATATTCAAGGCGAAGTCCGGCATCCTGCACACAGGCAATTAATGATGCAATTTGATTCATTGCTTCGCTGATGACTGTCTCGTCTTTGCATCCTCGCTGAACCATCAGACGCTTGAAAGCCTTTGGAAATGTCTCGGTCAGTTCCAGAAGCATTTTACCTGTACGCTCTTCATTTATTTGTCCAAAATTGTCAGGGTCCTGTCCTTTTGGCAAACGAATGCATTTTACGTTAGCTCCGGCTTTCAACAACAATGCGCAGTTCTTAAAGGCCGCATGAATACCTGCAGTGTCACCGTCGTATATCATAACGATTTTCTGGGCAAATCTCATAATCAATTTAATCTGCTCATCAGTGAATGCTGTGCCGCTTCCGGCAATGACATTTTCCACACCATATTTGTGCAGAGTCATTACATCAAATTGCCCCTCGACAAGATAAACAAAACCATTTCTCCCAATCGCTTTTCGAGCCTGGTATAATCCAAAGATATGGTCCCCTTTTGTAAACAAGGGTGTATGGCCAGTGTTAATGTATTTACCGACACCTTCTTTTGGACTGACAATCCTACCTGAAAAGGCAATAACTCTACCGTGTAAATCATAAAACGGAAAGATTAACCTATCCCTGAAAAAATCATAGTTACGGCCGTCTTTGTTCCCTAAAACTCCTACTTCAGTAAGTCTATCGGATGAATAACCTGAACCCGTTAGCCACTCAAGAGCCACATTCCCTTGAGGTGCATATCCTATACCATAATCAGTCAGCGACTTATCTGAAACGTCATAACCCCTTTGATTAAGAAATGATTCAGCCTGATTGATGTTTTTTTGGTAAAATTTAGCAGCGGCCGATATTGCTATAAACTGCGATTCCTTAAGTTTGTATGCTGTTTCTTCTTCAGGTGTCATTTCTTTTTCAGGGAAATCTATACCTGCCAAATTACTGCACCATCGCAATGCTTCGATAAAAGATATGTTCTGATATTTTTGAACAAAAGATATCACATCACCAGCCGCTCCGCAGACGAAGCAATGATATGTCTGCCTGGTCTCGCTAACGACCATGGACGGATGACTATCATTATGAAATGGGCAAATCGCTTTGTAATTAATACCTGCCTTTTGAAGGTGAGTGAATGATTCTATCACATTCACAATATTAAGAGCCGATTTAACCTTGTCTATGAAATTTTTATCAATCATATTATTTCTTATTCCTCGAACAAATCGAGCTGCAAAGCTTCAAATGCATCCGATACAGATATTCCGAAATATTCTGCCACGGTAGCATACTCTTTGCCGGTTATAGCCTTGCGGCCGAAATATATATCCCAATATCGTCTCTGCCCAATGCCTGTCTCCTGGTAGAACGCCCGGCTTGGGGTAAAATCTTCAGGATGCTTAAATCTTGACTTTAAAAGTGCAGCCAAACGATTGCGCTTTACTTGTCCCGGGGGAGCGATTTTATTTCTCAGTACAAAGAGACGTATACTCATTGTGCTGCGTTTCAAAGCATTGGCCATGTCCTCCCATGATGTGGTACCCAAATGAGAACGGATGTAATCCGCATCATCGTGCGTCCATTTTTTATAAACATTATTCTTTTGTCTCATTGCATTCCCTTCTTTTATAAGATTCGAATTGATCCCTGATTCTCTTATACATGAGTTCCACGGAAGGTTCATTCTTTTGTCTCAAACACTGAGCAAGAGCGTATTTGATAGTTGTTATATCAACTTCGGACAACTCATTGATGGAATATTGTCCCCGCGAATCTTTGTCTATATACATGTTTTTTAAAATTTAAGGTCATATTTTTTATCTCTTCGGGTTTTAATGGGGTAAATTCTTTTAAATTTATTATCCTCCGGGTCAAGGGCAAGAGCTAACGGACATACGCGCCCTAAAACGCTTGACCTAGCAAGACCATTGCACCCCCATACGATTAGAATTTCATTACAATGTCCGTAACAGCATTGTACCATGCCGGCCCTCAAGGTGAACTCGTCGATAGAGAAAGAAGAGGGTAGTATGCCTTTTTCTCTCATTTCGTTTATACGTGTTTCAAAATCTTTAATTTCCATATTGTGTTTTTTTATTTTTGTTTCTCGCTTTTATCATAAGCCCATCCTATTAATCTGTCGTATGGCATACACATACCAAATCTTGATTTTTCCTTTTCAATACAAAAAGTTGCGTCTCCGTTTTCGTCGATTACGCCGTCTGACTTTCCTATATAAATTTGCATGTTATCGAAAACAAATATTGCGTTCTTATCGGAATCTATCTCTTCTATTTTTTCAGGACATTTAAGTGTGTACCTCTCTCCATTACTGAGAGTTATTTTCATTCCACTAATCATTTTTGTTCCTCACTTTCTATTTAATTAATCCATTTTTACAAAGTCAGACATTGTTTTGCCCTTAAAGTCTTCTTTCAAACATTTCATCACGTCCGACAAATTAGCCGGGTCATCTTCCCAACATTCATAGAATGCCGATACATCTTTACCTTGACACTTCAGGCTATTTACTAAGTCAGGATTATCTGCATACCAGATCATCGTTTCGATATTTTCCTTGATGACCTCCAACCTCTCAATAATTTCTTTTCTTTTCATAATTTGTTCCTCATTTAAATTGTTGATACTCATCAGCACCAGTGCTGTTAACACAATGTATTGTACTCATGTCATTTTCTATATTTTCATTCCAACAATGCGAACATATAGTATGTGCGTTATCCGCCCAGCTACAGAAACCATATTCTGGATGCCAACAGGGATCGTTAATGGTACATCCACAAACCCTGCAGACACCTCTGTTTCTATTGTAATTCAAATTCATTCTCCTTTCAAAGACGAAAGCATCAGCGCAAGTCAGCTCTCCATCTTCATTCCGAAAACAAATTAGCTTTGTTCCTATACTTATATATCCGATACCATAACGATCCCATTTATAAACCGTGTCACCATCATGACCAAATGCTGTTTCAACACTTCCATTATCATATAATATTTCATCAAGTTTAAATTCTGTTGAAAGAACGCCGTTTTCAACCAGATTTTTTACATGTTTTTCTAAATCATAACTTTTCATATTTGCATTCCTTGCTTTTTGAATATTCTACATACTTTTTGGTTTTAGTGCAATAATGACCGTTTATACAGTGTCGGATAGAAGCACACACTTTGCATTCATCAATCATTAGAATTTTTGATGTAAGTTGCATAATAGGATGCTATCTGTGCGACAGTGCGCATGTTGAGTTTTGCCTTAATGTTTTCACGGTGTCGATTGACGGTAGTAGGAGAAATATTGATTGCTTGTGCAATCTCATTTGTGTGAAGCCCCTTTGCTATAAGTGCAATAATGTCTTTTTCACGTGCGGTCAAGACGGTGTCAAGTTTCGGCTTGCAGATTATTCCTTCATACTTGCATTCTCCTCGCAGCGGGCATCCGACCTCCTCGAAATGAAAAAAACTGTCAGCATCTATGTCTGAACGCTGTGCATCGTATTCTCCGAAATTACACCGTATAAATCTGGATACGATATTAAATTCAAAAAACAAACGATTCGGTTCGCTTATTGTATACAGCTTACTCAAGGCGTCGAAGCATTCTGAATATCTATTACGTATAAGATCTATCATTAGCGAAATGATAGGACGGTCAGACAGGGAAAGCTCCTTAACATGCTGATTCTCTATTTTGTATAAGACAGAACCGTCTGGTGTCTTGTAGAACTCGATAGCTTCCATATTAACTCTCCTCTGGGAATAAATCATCCTCTGGAATACGAAGAATTCTAGATATTGTCTTTCGCTTAAGTGCATCCGGTTTAACTGATCCAGCTATCCATCGATACACCGACATCTCAGAGACTAAACATTCCTGGGATATCTTTTTAATCATGCCCACTTTCATATTAGGCAAAGAGTTCATGTACTCACTAAATACCATTTTTTTCATAATTTTCGGTTTTATTCTGAAATTCAAAATGTTTTTATTATCTTCGCAGTGTTAAATGTAGTAACACGGTGCAAAGATGTAACAAATATTTGATATAAACAAATATTTGAGTGATTATTTTAAATATGATTCATTATGGAAGAAGAAAAAGAAACCGTTAACGACCGTATCCGTATCATCATGACACGTGAGGGGCACAATGTAAACACGTTCGCAAAAAAGGTCGGGGTGCCATGGACGACAGTGAAAAATTTAATTTCTAAGAGGAATCTTCCTAGTTACGAAATTATAGTGAAAATTATCGAATCCTTCGATTGGGTAGATGCAAACTATCTGATTATGGGAGAGTTGTACGATAAGAATAAAAATGATTCCGAAAAATTGTATTCGGTTATATCAGGAATGCAGAGAACGGTCGATAGTCAGTTGAAGACAATTGAGAGGCTGCAAGACTACATTGAAGAGCTGGCTAGAGAGAAAAATCAAAAAGAAAATGTCGTTTAATTGACATAAGCAAAGCGAAAAATACATGATTTACTGTCAAATATTTGTGCTAATTGTTGACTCAAATGTTTGATTTCTGGTTATTTGGATCGTGCCCAATATCAGCGAGATATCGGTGTAAATATATATATTAAAACATTTTGCCCTATTGATTATCAGTATTTTACAGAAACATTTTTGTACAAAATGAATCGCCTCATCCCGACTTTTAAACTAGAGCAGGCTGTTTTCAGTCTGCTCTAGTTCTTTTTTAGGCTGTAGGATGCCGCTTTTGAGCCTGTCGCCACCACCTGTCAACCTCGGCACAACCCTCCGATTGTTTTTCGCTGATGAACAGATGGGCGGGGAAATATACCCCTCCCAGTATCTTGTTTATTGAATACCGGGATGCCCCCAAAAAGTTGGAGTTTCCTTGGAAGAGAGCGGGGGAAGATCTCTCACTTCATTTTTCTTCGGTCGAGGATGGTGATGTCCTTTCCGTCGATGGCGATGGCACCCGCCTCGGCAAACTCCGAGAGGCAGCGCATGAGCGAGAACTTCTGAATGCCGAACGTGTCGGCAATCTCCTGGCGCGACTTGTCGAGGTGTATGGTCTCCGACTTCTGCTTCGTGGCCATATCCAAAAGGAAGAAGGCCACTTTCTCGCGTACGGTGAGCAGCGACAGCATCCGCATCTTATGGGTCAGGAATACGTTGATGTTCGACAAGGTGGTGATAAAGTTTGTCCGCACTCTGTCGTCCATATCTATCAAGCGCGTCAGCTCCTGGGGCATCATCCGGAGTATCTCCACATCCGTCTCTGTCTCCACAGTGACGGGCATCGACCGGTCTTTGGCGAAGATGAAGGCCGGCGCCACGATGTTGCCGCTCTGTAGTCGGCTCACTTCCACGTACTTGCCCGACAGCCCTACCATGCGTGCGGTCATCTCTCCTCTGATGATGATGTCGGCATATCTGCATGGCATGCCGGCCAG